TTCAGTATAAATATCTGCCTTTATTATTGGTTGGTTAATTTGCCATTTCTTAACTGCGAACATATCCCTCAATGTTGCAATACATCTTAATATAACTTCATTATCGTTATAGTTAGGCCTTGAAATAATTTCAAAATTGATACCTATATTAATTATAAATGCATCCTTAATATTAACAGCATCGGTTAGCATTCTAAATTGATCTAAATATGTTTTTAAATTCTCCTTAACAGCTAAATTAAGTCTGGTTAAATTTGTGTTACTATCGTATCCTAATGTGTACAGATTTAGAGCTAAAGGATTTGGTATTCTAGTACCTGCAGGAGTGGAGCTGTCTAATTGATCGTCAGGTACAATATACGCTTTAGCGATTGCTCCAAACTTTGAAGGCATTGAATACGCCCTGACAATATAATCCTCTCTTGTAATAATCCTATTCTGCGCAGCAAAATGAGCCAATGCATTGTTTCTTACCTCGTCAATATCCTGTGATGTTCTACCACCGCTAGCAGCAACTGGATTTGTACACGCGACAGATCCCTTTACTTGATTGAGTAAACTATTATTTAATCCTGTACTATTTGTTGTGTACGTTACTGAAGTAATATCCGTTAATGTATTTGATGCAACATTGTCAGTAACACCATTACCCACGGTATATCTAACTGTTAATGTAGTGTCGGATGGTGCTAGACCATATGCTCGAGTAAATGTAAAGTTAGATGGATCGATTGATGTCTCACCATTCACACCGTACGGTAAAGCTAAACCTACATTATCAGGGTTCGGTATAATTGTTTCGTCGTCCCCAGCACTAATACCTGCACCAAACTGAATCATCATTTTATCGTCCTTATCGAAACGAGATATAAATCTTCTTGGTGTTTTTTTAATTTTTAATAAATAAGGAGCAGTGTCATTATATTGATTTAGATCTGGATCATTAGCAGCTATATTTCTTAAGCTATCAAATACACCCTCTTGCGCTAGATACTGTACCTCTGTCCATCTATTATCGTCACTGTCGTATATATCAACAACCTCAATAACTTGATCGTCAGATAGATTAATTTTATCGTATTGCTTTGGACTTCCGAATGTATATGTAGATGTTTTAACTGTACCAGAAACAACCTTAGTCGATTTCTTCAGTAAATAAAATGTAGGTTCACTGGTATTGGAATCGACCTGATATACTGTAACCTCGGTAGGATCGAGGGAGGATGAATATTGAAAATCAATATCATGTATTGTCCTAAAACTTACAGTCGTGTTCTCAGTTGATGAGACCTGCATCCCAGCTGGGATAGTAAGCGCGTAATTATAGTCAGGTGATGTACTCCCACCACTTCCGACTGAAGGTACTATTTGAAATATATCTAAGCTAGTAGCTGCAGCGACATAATTTTTTGGTTTATACCCTAACCCGTATGCTATGGAATATACATTAGCTTTTTCTTCTGCAAATTCAGTTAACGTTTCCTTTAACTGTGAGTCCATATAAAAGGATAGCACATCTCCAACGTACGCCGCCATTTCAATAAACATCATTCCTGGTGATGATTCATTAAAATCATTATATGTATCCGGAAAATACGTTTTAGCGAAATCAATTAGATTAGATCTAAATTGACTAAAATCCTTTTCTAAATATTTTATGTTTTTCTTTTCTGCCATATCTTACTCTATAATATTGCTGCTTTACCTGACTCTAGCACTATAAATGTAATAGATTGATTAGCACCTTGCTCTGTTACTTTAAATTTAATATCGATCTGGATACCATGTCCAAATTGTCCCAATTCTCCTTCAAGCTTAGGAACGACGTTGATATTATCTATTATAATATACGGTAACCAGTACTTTATATCATATGCTAGTCCATCAGATATCCTACCGGTTATATCTTCAGTATTTTGTTCAAATAATACATCGTATATAGATGATCCAAAATTAGGCTGCATCACCCTTTCTCCTTTCCTAGTAAGTAATAGATTCTTTAAATTAGATATAGCTTGTTCTTCAGTAGTGTACGATAGTGTAAAAACACCACCGCTGTTATTATTTAAAGGTAGTTTAATTCCTATAGCCTTATTAGGCCTTAAATCTAATACGTTATAAAATTTTTCCTCCCTAGATCGAGCCATTACTATTTAATACCTTTTTTCTTATCTATAGCCTTCATTAATTGAGAATAATCTCTTGTTAAGGCATTCGCAACATCATCAGTTACCCCTGCAGGATTCATTCCCTTAGGTACCATATCCTGTACTGTCGGTTGAGGTGGTTGCATATCACCGTATCCTAACATACTAGCTAAATCCCCAGTATTAAGCGCGCTACCACCCATCGTTGGATACTCTTCCTGTTGAGCTGGCTTTGGTTGACTATACTCCCTTGCAGTTTCATTCAATATTCCGTTAATCATAGGATTAGATGAATATTCAACTTCAGGTTCACTGGCTTGTACTACACTAGAACCATTTCCTAGCGATGCACGTACCTCTTCAGTTAAACTCAATTCCCTGGTTTTAGGTCGTTTTTTAGGTAGCTTATTCACAGGCTTAACATTACCGTTAATCACATTTTGAATTTCAATCCTTACTGCTCGCTGGACCTCTTCTCTAATAACTTTTCTTAATGAAGTAAAAAAACTTTTCGCTTTCATAATACCCTTGTTTACTTTGTTTATAAATAAATATTTGCTTATTGATTTTTATGGTATATTATTATCTTACGCTAACGATACCAGACAGTGCGTTAGCTATTTTTCGTTTAACACTAATAATAGCTCCTGAATTAACAGGTGGACCTGATGGACCAGTACCTGTTGGTACTGATATCTTAACTATTTCATCAATTAATGTATTTAATGCATCCTGTAGCTTATTACCTAGTACAGCTGGTTCCTCTGCATCTAACCCTATTATAATTTTAGGAGAATTTATATGTACATTAGATTTAGTATCCATGGTGATAGATTTATTGGCTGTTAATCCAATACCTCCTTCTCCAAATATAATTGTTTCGTTATCGGATGAAAATACCACTCTACCTGATTTTATTATTATTTGGTTTCCGTTAAATCCATCCTTGTATGTATCTATCTCTTCAGCTGTCTGAGCTTTATTAAATTTAGCTGCAACAAGTTTAGGACTGAAAGTTGTTAGTTTTTGATTTTTAGTCAACCAAATAGATGATGCATCATTATTTTGATTTTCAACCTCATACTTATTAAATGTTTTCTCAAAACCCGTAGTACCATGTCCATTAGAAATTATCAAGATAGGATCACCATCTTCACTTGAACTGTTATCATCATCTTTCAACCAATTTGGATTCCTACTAAATAAATTAAAATTCTTACTCAACGTACTACCGAACCTAATTGAGCTACCAAATCTACTCTCTATTAACATATCACCTTCAAACGGCTGCATAGGCTTTATATTAGTCTTTTCTACGAAATTAATCCCGAGTTTAGCCTGTTGCTCACTATCCATAGTAGCAGTTTCACTCTCACCAGTACGCACGTTACCAGCCGATACTTGATTATAGTTACCTGCGCTAGCTTCTTTATTAGTAACAGGCTTGGTTAGCGATAGGTTAGGAGCTGCATTTTGATGTACAGAGTTTTGTACATTCAGGGATGCTGGTAGGTAATACCAGGAGCCTTTTGGATTAAATGCCATTGAATCTTGATCAGCTGCTTTAAATACTAGAATAGTTTCACCCAGCAGTGGTACTCTCTTAATATTAAGGTCAGCCGGTCTTGCTACTAGTGAATCGGTGTAACTACTGTCCTTGTGTTTAACTAATTTAAATCTAACTGAATAAAGGTTTAAGGGATTCTTATCCGTAAGATTAACACCTACTACTTCAGCTTGTTCGTAATTAATACTACTCATTATCTAGCTCCTTTAATCTCACTCTTGCGTCCTCTACATCCCTATTAACATCGATATCATTATTAACATCTATATCATCCTGTATATTTTCCAGTTCCCGGAGCAATTGTTCTTTTTCTTCATCAGTGATTAAAGTATTCTCACCACCCGCAATCGCTGCCTTGGTGTTAGTGGACATCCATCTTTGAGTAACAGCCAGTAACTTGACTAAGTGATCGTCATTCTTTACACTTACCTCTAGATATTCTTTTATTAGCGGTACTATAATCGTAGCGTCACTTATAGATTGAATAAGTGGTTTTAATTCAGCTATAAGTAAATTAATTTGCCTATCCTTCTTACGTTGATTGGAATGTATCTCTTGCATAAGATCCGCAAAAGATGTTTTTTTAAATAACGGTGAGTCCTTGTCCATAACATTCTTTAAATATAAATATTAAAGATTAATGTTTTGGTAATACTCCGTGTTTGTTATAGTATTTAAACATTTCAATATATTTCTTTTTCATTATACCGATAATCTTAGTTATATATTGAGTTTTAACCCCTGTTCTTTCCCGGATTAAAATATACAGAGCTTTTTTGTTGTAATTCTCTATATTATGTCTATGTCTAAATAGATCAACAATTGCATCTGCGATAGCCATATCCCGGTGTTTAGTAAATTGTCTAGTTAGGTTTCTATCCCAGTACTGTACGTAGAGGTCTATGAACTCCGACTTAATCTCACGATGCTCCTGTTTCTGTATCTCATTCACAACATTACGATCCTTATCTATCGCTATTACATCATCGTGAGATTTAAATTTATGATAGTTTTTATTATTTTGTACTATAAGGTAATTCTTAGCAACTATACTAAAGTATGAAAACGCTTTCCCTTTTCCAGGGGTAAACTTATGTATTTTTTCATTTAAAAAGGCTACCACCTCGTGTTTAACATCCACGTACGGCATATCAAAATAATAAAATTTAAATGTATGAATAAGGTTCTCTGCTAACTTATCAAAAGCTTTATATATTTGCTGTTCGTATAAGTAGTTCCTTCTATCCTGATCATCTGTAGTATTAAACTCAATAATTGCATCTTCAGTATCTTGAGTAAAGTAATATCTAGATGATCCTTTTTTAGCTTTTCTTGGCATCGTTATCTGTATCTGTGAATAATATTTCAAGGAAGTTAATAACCTCCTTTATGTCTTTAAATATACTACCAACTTCATCATCCGCTTCGAATGAGCCCTTATAGTCGGCTTTTTTTATTGTACTGTAGGCGCTAGTTATCTTGTCCTTTATAAAGAGAATATACTCCTCTAGACCTCTATTATAGTCCTCCATATCCTCAACCTGCTTAACTAAATTATAGCAAGCGTATCCAAGAATTATATTTAACACAGCCAATATTATTATTATTGTAATTTCCATTATACGTCTTTAAATAATTCATTAAAAAGATCAGAATGTTTTTGTGTAGTAGTGTTCGTTTCCGCTATTTTGGTAAACGACTTCATCCTATTTTTATTAGTTACTCCGTTCGACGAAGCCTTAATATCCTTTAAAGGTTGCTCCTGAGCTAGCTGACTTTCCCTCTCAATAGTAGAAGCCATATGATCTGCATGATGTAGTAAAATCGGGAGATGATTCTTTAAACCACCACTATTGTACCCTGAAAAATAATATGCTTTGTTATCATCAACATATAACCCATCGTGTAACTTAATTGCTAAAAATTCGTTTGTAGTTATACTAATATCGGCCTGTTGTAACAAAAATAACGACCTGTCCGCCACCCTCATGTACGTTAGATTTTTATTATGTTCATATATTTTACCTTGGTTCTTTCTGTGCCACTCACTCGGATTAGGTATATAGTATTCGTTATCTAAATCACCCACCTTTCCTAAATCGTGATTGAGTGCGCTGAACATCAACTCCTCATACGTATAGGAGTCTGTATTAGCATTCATAGCTGACCACATCTCGTACTGAGCGCGCGCGCAATCGATTACATTTAATACATGATCGCAGTACCCACCTATAAAGCAATTGTGAAATCCCTCATTCCCGGATGCTGGTGCCATCATTATCCGCTCACCTAGCCCATTATATAGGTCCAGTAACTTTTCCTTTCTATTTCCTGAAAATTCAGTTGAAATAAATTCAATAAGTCTCTCGAAATTATTTCTTAACTCTTCAGCTGTTAACTTTTTCATATTTTGCTTTTTTTAATTTTTTTAAAACCTTCTTCCAGTACCGTCTTGTGTTTTTCTTTACAGGTCCTTTCGGTCCCCCGTTCCAAAGCCTTGCAATATCCTGATCACATGCTCCAGGGAGATAGTACTTAATTACTATATCAAATATATCTTTACTCTTCTCACAATCCCACCTATCCTTATATTTATAACGAGTTTTATTATCCTGTTTCTTTAAAATTCTATTTACATCCTTTATCATTATCTTCCTAATCTGTAAGCAACCAACCGCGTCTTCACCCTTAGCGTGAGTATTAGGATCACCTCCACTCTCTACTTGTATTATAGCGTCTAATAATTCTGTATGTGTTGGTACAGGTGGCATGTACACGATATTTGTATCGCATGTATTGATATTAGGTGATTCTATAAATAAAATTATTGATACTAAAAGTAGTCTACTCATAAAAATATATTTAAATATAAGAACTTTTTTTTAAAAAAGCAAATAATAACGACTATTTTTTCTTGGGTCGAGGAGATCTACCGTCACCGTAAGTATTGGGATTAGTAAACCTGTACTCACCCTTTACGTTAACTATACCACCTTGTTGCTTATTCTTTAAGTCAGCTATCTTCTTAGCTCGGGACTGACCCTTCATATCATTAGATGTGGGTTCATTGATAATATCCGCTAGTGGATAGGGGGTGTTAAACTCTTTTTCATCTGGTACAGTAGCTTCGAATTTTAAATCATCAATTATTAAATTGTGTTCACCTAGTACATCAGTGTGCGTATCTTCAACCTTTGTAGCTGTACCAGTCTTAGATAAGGTTGTTGCGACTGGATTTTTTGTTTTTTTAAATGCCTTAAGGGAAATTGTATTGGCTGCTATTAGCAGACAAACTGCGAGTGGATCAAAAACAAATATAAGTAATAATATAAAATAATTTACTACCTGATCCATCGACTTCCCGGTTATCTTCGATAGGTAAATTAAAGGTCCTAAATCAGCCGTAGATTCACTATTACTAAACCCCAATATTTGCATGTCAAATTTATTAATAGAATCATTTGATGATGAAATATTATTATTTAATTCTGTTATATCGTTTGAATTCTTTTTTATTTCAGCATCAGCCTGCTTAATCAATGCCTCTGTTCTTCTAATAGAGTTCCACCACTGTTTTTTATAGAGTGTATCTAACCGAGCTTCTTGCTGGGCCCTCAGCTCAGTTAAGGTATTGATTCGATTTTCTTTAGTTGTAACCTGGTCTCCTATTCTATCAATATTCTTTTGAAAATAATTTTTCTTATTTTCTAGGATGTTAATTTGAGATGAATTAATAGCGTATTGATTTGCAGTAATCTGATATGCATTTGAAAGAAATCCATATATCCCAGCTGATGTTATACCTATCAACGTTATTGTCCCTATAAGTAGGTACAACCGAATTCCTTTATTAATATCCTCCCAGTATCTATGTAATATAGTAGCAGTAACCAATTTACCGAACTCCAAGCTACCAGCCATTATTATTATAGCTAATTTAGCTCCTGCAAATAAATGGGATAGTCCGAACACGGAATAATATGCGGCACTGCTAGCAATTAAGACGGATGTAATAAACGCTAGTACAGCAAAAAATTTCTTCATAGTTAATCCTCTAAATCAACCAATTCTTCAGTGTGCTTAGCTTGACCTAATATACTCTTTAAATTAATCAGTAACTGATCAGCTGATAGTTGTCTTCCCTCTAGGGCTCTTACATTTAATTCAAGTCTATTAATAATAGCTTCTAATTTTGTTTGTACTTGTTGTTTACGTCTCATTGTATTAATTTATTTATATATAATTATTCAGTTTCTGGTATTTCCTGTAAATTTATAATTTCTTCACAAAAATAAAATAACTCTCCCTTCTTTAATATTATATCAGAACTTAGATGCTCTTTCCACACTGCAAGGATAGGATTATGGGATACGTGCATTGTGCGTTGAATAATATATGCCTTATCACCATGATGTATCAGTTTGTAATTAAATTTCATATATTAATTCGTTGATATAGATGTAACAGAAGATACTAATTCATATAAATGCATATACTTATAACCTCCTGTATGTGATATACCATCTTCAATTTTTTTAATAATAAATCCATCATTAAAAAATTTATCCCTTGATTTATTTATAATCTTAATACTATCACTATTAATTATAATATAGTTATTAACAAACACAATATTCAATCTATAATAGTTTGTCATATTCTTGACTACCTCAGTGTATAGTTCTCCTATATCATTATATAACGGTATAAGATCATCTTGATCAGATATAGTTTCTCCGATTATGTTAAATATATCACTAGTATCAGGCTGTTGTGGGATTTCATTATCATCCTGCAAATCGTTATCTATGAAATTCACCATCTCTTCAGGGGTCAATAGTGCACTATATATAAAGATGAGTTTTTCATCCGTAGGCATCATAGAAAACCACTCGTAATCAATCTCTGAAAATTGTATATCCTTAAATCTCATCCCTATCATGACAGTTATATTTGTCATATATAAATACCTAACTTATATACTACTATATTTAATTAAGTCCTTAATCCTTGTCTCTAGAACCTCTATATTTTTTTCACTCTTTCGCGGGAGATCAATTAAACAATTGATATCGTCTTCAGCTGTTACACAATCCTTATTTAATTGTTTAAGAACGAGTGCAACTCCTCCAGTTTTATATAAGTTAATTACACGATCCTTACTAAGAAATACTTTTGATATGCTCATATTAATAATGTTTATTTACTGTGTTCATAAAGTCTACAAATGTACTGTTAATATTACGTTGTTCTTCCAATACTATATACATAAGACTCTTAACCGTCTGTATATCCTTTTCCTTAGACTCGGTTTCTTTTAAAGAGTTGTTAATCTTTTTGATAAGATATAACATTTTATTAACAATCCTACGTATAGTATCAATATCTTTAATTTTTTCATCACTAAAATACTCATCTGTTAGTACGGATGTTTCTACTGATTGAAAAAATGAATCAATATTATCCCCGATACCGAAATTAGCTTTACCTCTAAGGGCTATTTCTCTGAGGTGATCAGCCTGGTTGTGTTGAGATAGTATTGAACGTATAAATTGTTCAAATGGATCTTTAGGATTTATTACCTGTACCACTAATAAATTGTTTGAGTGCGGATATTACCGTTTCCTTATCGTTAAGTTTGTCTTTTAATTTCTTAATTTTGCTATCAAAAAACACTCTTAAGATAAACGCACTAGTAAAGGACCCGACAAAGCAGGCAATTGATATTAATACAAATGATTTCATAATTTTAATTATTTACGACGTTGCTTTTTCATCATCCCGAATTTATATTTTTTTTCATATGCGTTTAATGCATCGTATAACGTTTCTATTATACGTGTACATTCGCTATATGTAAGCTCAGGCTTTAGTGAGCCTATTTCAAGATGACCAATAGTTGGTTGTTGTGAGGAAAATACTTGCTCTTCTGATATATTATCATCGATATAGAAATCTATAGAAGAATAATATTTACCTAATCGTTTTTGTTTTTCCTTGGCTCCTTCTGGAGTACCGTATGCGTGATTGACGCTCATGTGATGTAAATTTATATGTGAATAATTTTATATATTAATAATTATCCATTTAAAATATTTTTACCCTTATTTATTGCATCCTTTTCCTTAAGTCGCTCTATACTATCAGCTATTACATTTAATGCATCAACTATACGCTCCATAACCTCTGTTTGCTTTTCCATGGCATTAATTATACGTTCATTGTAATCTAACATATTTGTATTTTTTATATTAATATTATTTATATATGAAAATAGTAAAATCATCACTCAGATAGTCATGCTTCAATATTACTTTATTATATTTCTTTAAACAATAATCAAACACTGTAGTGGGTGTATAGTAAAATAACCCATCTATTCTTTCTGTTGTATTATCACTTAACATATTAAAGGCTGTTCCAATATTACTTAACTCGTACATCTTATCGATACTCTTGTATAAGTAATCATACATAGGGTCTACGAGCTTTAAATTAAATAGACCGGAAGATATAACAAAATCAAACCTACCATCCATATCCGCTAAGTCCTTTTTAATACATTTAATATTTGGATATTTTTGATATGCAGTATTGACCATATTTGGGTTTATATCGATACCTAAGTATTCAATAGGAGTGCCCAGTCTACCTTCGAGGTACCCGTAAAAGTCTCCTACACCACTACCTACATCTAAGACAGACTCTAATGTTGGGTCTATACCGATCTGTGCTAACATCTCGAATAACAGCGTTTGCTCCTCCTTGGAGCTATATCCTACAACTCGTGTATCAGTTAACATATATTCTGGAGAAGTAGTCGTAGCTACCTGATCGCGGAGATCATCATACGCTTCATTAACCCTATCATTAAGACTAACTCCATCAACCTTTACATCTAAATCAGTTTCTATAGAATTAATTACATCCATCTCTTCGTTAGTTAACTCGCTATTCGGATCATCCATTACTATTGAATCCCTGATTCTCTTTAATATATTTTTCATATTCACCTATTTTTAAATCTTGTTCTACGTAAATTAAGTTACCGTCTAAATCCTCTATATCTACTGTTGTAAGATCATAGCCTAGTATCAGCGCACAATAATATAGAAATAACTCCACTTGAGACTTACTATTAGCCTTAAAACTGAGTTCATGACCACTCCAGCATAGGCCGTTCATATACTGTTCTGTATAGGCAGTTATTGGTACCCTACCTTTAAATGGAGCTAGTTGGGGATTGTTAAACTCAATCCACCTTAATTTATAATCCATACAATTCTCTATCCATCTGTTTCTTAGATTTCCTCCCCAGGATTCGTTCTAATTTTTCTTCATCAGCATTTAATTCTAATTTCAAAGGATGTGTCCTGTTAAAATTCTGAATCAACCTTACCGTCTTGAGTGCGTACTCCCAAGCCTGTGGGATGCTACCCGCAGGTGGTAGGAAAAACTCTTCAAAAATATTCTCATCTTTATTATAGATATAATAACCATCCTTCATATTTACACACTTAGCGTGAGGGAACCTTTTCTTTACTTTTAATTTAATCTTTTCAATCTGTTTATTTATCTTACTATCCATTTTATTTGTTAATTAATATTAAAAAAACTTCTTTCTATTTTATCTTTATACTTTGTTGCAACATCTATATTATACTTCATGTATCTATCACATATATGTCCTATTAAATCCGTCGGATACATATATGGATTTTCTCCCTGATAAATAAACATATAACTAAACTCCTTATCATCTATAAATGTATCGAATTCTTTCTTAAAACTATCTTGTAGGTCATTTGACCAGTCATTTGCAGAAGATGTATCGATAATTCTCTTCGTACTGTGTAACCATTGATTTATCGATAATTTAAAATGTACACTCCAATCAATATTATTTATATCTAAATGTAATGTTCTTTGCTTCATTATTAATATAGTAAAAATAACTCAATGTACCAACTATTTTTGTAGATTTTCCTTCACTAGACCTGACACTATCTTCATATCAGCCTGACCGTTAAATTTAAAATTAAAATCAGACATCACCTTTCCCATGTCCTTAATTGTGGAATAATTATTAGTTGTTATAATAACCTGAATAGCATCACGTATTTCGGTTTCGGTCATTTGCTCAGGTAGATATTCACGTAAAATAGCTATTTCCTGCTTAGACCTTTCGTCACTTACTGTCTCTAGATTCTTAATAAACTTATGTAACATCTTGACGACTTGTCCGTCTGTCAGTACATTTATATTATCCTCTACTCGTGCAAATTCTCCCTTAAGGACTCTGAATAGATTTAGTCGGGTTTTATCACCTGACTTCATTGCAGTTTTAATTTCTCCAGTGATCTTATTTCTTAAATCCATTCCTATAAATCTTCCTTACTATATATAAAATATAGATTAAGTAGATTAATACCTAATACAATACCCCAAGTTATTATTTCAGTAATATTGTAAAATAATGTATAGTATACTAATGCAGCTGCGCACATTAAAATAATAGGCAGTATTAAATACCTGTTGTATATATCATTAAATTTATCCAGATATTGTTTAATCGCTTTTTTCATTAATTTTTATTTTAAGTTAGTGGAGGTGCCGGGTATCGATCCCGGGTCCGTGACAATTTCCTTAAGAAACATTTTTACAAGCATAGGATAAGTTTTTCTAAACTTCCAAAAATTGATATGTTTTTTAAACTGTAAGGTTGTTTATAGAATCAATATCATTACCTCTTCACCATCTACTTCGTTTAACATCTAATTAACCTGCAAGTATACTCAGTTAAATGATGTGCAAGTGCTAAACCTCTTAGGCCGCCATTGCAAGGGTAGTTTCGCCAGTTAGCGATACTTGATGTAGGTCATCACCCAGCCTGTGCTTCAGACATCCGTTACACGTCAAGTCCAAGTCACCCCCGTTTATATAAATATACGAAATTATATTCAGGTATCCAACTTATTCGGTTAGAATTTCACAACCATTATCAGTTATCACAACTGTATGCTCCCATGCTGTACCTGGACTATTATCATCTGTCACTATACTCCACTTATCCGGTAGTATTAGTAGATTATCGTTTGTTACCAAACCTGGTTCAATCGCAAGTACATTACCCGGCTTGAGTTGGTAGTCATTATATGGGTTTCCAGGTACCTTCCAGTACGGTATTACAGGTGGTTCGTGAAGATTTTTACCTACCCCATGGCCTTGGAATTGTTTCATTACCTTAAATCCGTGTTTGTTAGCATATGACTGTTGTATATCTCCTAATTCACCTATCGTTACACTCGGACCGGTATTATTTAATGTATGTATGAGACAGTCATATGAGACCTTGTTAAGTAATTTTTTACTTTCTCCTACATCTCCTACTTCGACATTGACGGCTGAGTCAGCATGCATGCCCTTATATTTTACCGGGCAATCTATACCCACTAACATACCCTCCTTGATAATAGTATCGTCAGGTATACCGTGCACTATAACATGATCGATTGATATACAGGAATGTTTAGGGTATCCTCTATAACCGAGTGAAGCTGATTTTGATTTATGTTGTTTAAGAAAATTTGCTGCAAGGCTGTCTAGTTCATTAGTTGTTATTCCACTAGTACAATTCTCTACCATTAACTGTAATACATCCTTTACGATTTTTCCAGCTGATCTGATCCGTTTAAGTTGATTTGGATTATATATTTTAGGTTGCTTAAATATTACCATTTTTCCTCTTATTATAAATATTTATTAAAGATGAAGAAACTCAGTCCTACATGGTTGACAGACGAGCCAATAGACTATGAATATAATAAATATATTTTATTAGATTATATTCAATATATTGAAGAGCAGATAAATAAAAAAAGGATTTATCCCTTTCTGATTGATTTACAAAACCACTATGATCAGTTATTACAGTTGAAGCATCGAAAGATGATAATGGATAATGCATTTAAAAAAGATTTAATAGGATTTGATTTCACTGAATATAATTTACTGTACAAGGAGATATTAAGTGATGATAAGTATTTAATACATTTACAGAAATCAATTAATTTCGCGCTATCAAAATTTACTAAATCGATTCATCGTTTAACGGAATTAGTTGATAATATTCAAGCACAATTAGAGGTGGATACAATAGGACTTAGAGCTTCGTATACGAACGAAGGATTTTTATTTCTCGTTAAGAATAAAATATATGTCTACGAATATAGAATTAATATTATTACAGGAGCTCAGTATGATGCGTTTGATGCATCCAAGTACAAGGATCTTACATTAACGTTTGTAGATAAGTTTGACAAAAAAATAGGTTATGACGATATAAAATTGGATGTAACTAGACATTACGATACATTTATACACGCAGCTGCGTATGTTGTAACATCACCTATGAGAATTCCTTTAAAGGAAACATACCTACCTCTAGCGAAAAAGGCCTTAATCAATAAGTTGGCGTACGATTAGTGATCAGGATTTTTAAAAACCTCCCAACCGTAATTAAATCTACTGTAAGGTATTTCTTTTTCTTTGCTACCAGACTTAATAGTAATAACTCCTGCAGAGATAGAAACTATTATCCATATTTTTTTTGCACGTTTACTTATAACGTGAGCTCCGGGAGAGAGGGTTATCATAACGAGTCCTTATTGGTCGGTTCCAGCTGAGACCGGTGTATCTTTCCTAGGAGCCTTATCGATATCTTTAGCTACCTTCTCAATTATCTTCAAGGCAGCGTCGAGATACTTTATTGTTTTTATAGAAGTATCTGGATCTGGGAACGATCTTTCGAAATAACTGTCACCTATCCACCCTGTCATATCTAGTAATTGCTCTATCCTATTATATATCTGAGATGTATTATCAGGTTTGAGTTCGATTTCATTTACTATCTCAGCTCGTATTATAGATCTTAAAGTTTTCTTTTTCATGTTACCATCTCCTGTGACTTTGATAATGATTATATCCTTTATGATTGTAGTGAAATTTATTGTATTTACTATAGTAGTAGCTACGTATACTGTAATTAGTGAGTGGGGTTATATAAGTAGTTGTATGATATCCGTAACCAGTCGTGTACACCCTTGGCATAGTATGATAAGGTACTGTATTATTAAAATGGATACTACCACAGCTGCAACAACAAATCCAAATACATATAATAATTTCTTTAATATATCCCATATTCCCAACTACGTCTCTTCTTGATCTTTTAATCGATTATATATTTGTTTAGCTTTTCTGTAAACATCAGATCCCTTCTTCGCCTTTAATGCTGTTCTTAACTTAATAGCATTACCGGTCTTAGGATTATCTATTCGCTGGTCGCCGTATTTTTTTCTAATATCTGTTTCTTCAACCTCTCCTACATCTTCATCATCATCCTCGAACCTGGGTATAACTCCTGACGCGTAAGTATTACGGTAGGGTGCACCCACCATAGCTCGTTGCGCTTCAGTTATTACACTATGAATTTCCTCTCTAACTATTTGTATTAGTTTAGACTTTTTCATTTGTTATTTAACATATCACTAATAACGTTTCTGATAACAGATCTTAATTCAGTTATTTTAGGTTCTTCTTTAACCTCGTGTTTATGATGTGACTCCTCTATTACCTTTAACTTACTTGTCGGTATATTTTCGTATACCTTACCGTTACCGAAATCAACATCAACATAGTTAACATCTCCGGCTTCATTAAGTGTGTGACTAATCACCGTACCTTTAATACCGTGCTCCTCTATCTCTACGTGTTTAGGACAATCATGGATAACATCTCCAGTACCGTAAGTAGGTATAAATGGATCTTTTTCTTCTTTCTTCATAATAACGTTTAACTTATTTTTTAACAGGAAACTTTACTAACTTTTTATCGTAGTCAGATGATCCCAATTTCTTTAATTGATAATTATAAAAATAATATATAGCCTTTTTATGTCTTACATCAACCTTGGGGCTACGCATTAATTGTTTATAAGTTTTTTTTAGTTTACCCCTATCTTTAATATCCTTAAATATAGGATCATATATTTTAGTAGTAAATAGAGCCCATGTCTTAACTTCAGGATCATTATCTAAATATTCCTGTACTATCTCCCGTATACACTCTTTAAGTATTTGATCTTTATTCATTTACCTACCTTGACCTCTATATCGTTTTTTATAGTTCTTTGAATGTTTATTACGTGATGTTTTTGTTTTTGCGTGAATACCTTTTCTTTTTTTTCTAAGCTTGACCTCCTTAGTTAATATACGCTTCATTTAACACCTCTTCATATTTTAATTCCATGAACAATAAATTTACAATTATAAATAGTGTAAAATAAAAGAAAAGTTAGTTTGAGCTCATTAAGATAGTTGAGTAACTATATACTATTTCTTAGGTAATGTTTTCTCTACAGCGTCTTCGTGATCCTCTAGTTCACCCTCTCCACCGACAGCGTCCATGTCAATTAATTCATCGTCATCTGTACCCATGGTTGAGGGCTTAACTGCGTACGCTGGTGATACTGAACCGGCTCCTTGATATAAGCCATGATTTTTTGCAAATTCAATGTCTACGCCCTGGTTATTGATATCAATGTCACTGTACAGGTCTTTAAATTTTGTAGGTAATGAACCCTCTTCAACGTCGTTGAGTGTCGGTCTCGAGGCCTTAGCTTCTATAGTTTTAATCTTAATGGTGTTTGATACTCTCCCTGCGGCAATCTCCTTAGCTATAGCTCTGTACACACCATCCTCTCCTGTACCTTCCTTTAACTTAACATCAATCTCACTCCCGTCAGTTAATGTTACCTTAAAGCGTTCATTACTTACATCCCAAGTAGCTTCGTTAACTGATTCT